GTCTTGTTCATTTTTCAAGCCTCCTCGTTGTACGTGGTTTGCATTTCGAACCTGGACCGGCCGTATGGCCACCGGGCCAGTTTGTACGTTTGCGCTTGGCAGCTGGCGATCCAGTTCCCCCAGTCGATTAGGTAGTCTTTTTGTTCGCTGTTTTCTTTGAGCGCTTGCGCTCTGCGTTTGAGCAGGTATCTCAGGCGTTCCGGTTTTTCGGTGAGTCCGTGGAGTCGTTCGAGTTCGCGGGCTATTTTTTCGCCTACGGTTGTTTTGTTCAGGATTTCGCCTGTCACCCGCTCCCAGTGGCTGGTGCGTTCTGCCCATTTTTGGGCTTGGACAAACTTCGTTTTGTGTAGGTTTTTTGGCCTGTATTCGCTGATGTTCAGCGGCCTGAAGTTTTCGTCTTCTTTGGTTTTTCTTGCGTTGAATTGGTCTGTTGCAATTCGCAATGTTTCTTCTATGAATGCCTCCGTTTGTTCGGTGGCTTTACCTTCGAGTCGTTTGCGTTGGTATGTGTTTCTAAGTCGTGTTGCGACTTGTTTTAAGCGGGATTCGCTGAGGTCCGCGTAGGCCCTTCTCAGGTGCCTGTATTCGCACGTCACCCATTCGGGGGCTTGCGTGTTTGCGTTTGTGTTGGCGCTTTGTTCAGTTGTAGCGCTGCTTTCGACGGTAGTCGTTTGGTACATGGTTTTGCTTTCGTATTTGGTTTGATGGGTTTCCTTTGTTCATGGGTTTCAGAGCTTCCTTGCGGGTGCTCTGGTTGGTCGCTTCGTTTCGTTCGTATTCGGTGTACATGGACATGATTTTTCCTTTAGGTTTAGTCGTTGATCTCGACGGTTGTTTATCTTTTGGCTTGGCTTCCAGGTCAAGCTTTTTTTAGGGGTTTATCCCCGTCTATTTGTCTGGCTGTGCCAGTTTTGGTGGTTTTGTTATCCGGTTTTGGTCACCGGTTTTTTTCTTTGTTTTTTCTTTTCTTTTTCTGTTCATTTTTTTGTTTTGATATTTTTTTTATTGTTTGTTTGTTTGTTTGTTCTTTGTTCTTTAGTTGTTCTTTTTGTTTACCTTTTTTTGGTTACACGGTTTTACGGTGTAGGTTTGTGTTTAGGACTTTTGGGCGATTAGCCCAAAATCCGGATACCTTGGGGTATGGGGCGTTTAGCCCCATGTCGGTGCAGGTTTATCTGTGACCGTTGCTTATTGAGCTTTTTTAGCCCTTTTGGGCGTTTTTTTGGCTTTATGCCACCTAGGCCTTGTCTCTCTCTTTTTTTTGTCTTGTAGGCCTGTTTTCTGCCCTTGGCAGGTGGTTGCTAACGCTCTGCGTTGGCTTTGACCCGCTTTGTGGCGGGTTTTCCGTTTGTTTTGAGATCATCCGGCAGGGGGATTGACAAACGGATTCGACTAGCACAGTATATTTTCTCGATGTAACTGTGCTAGTTGACACCGCGATTTTTGTCGCTGTGTCATCTTTTAAGTCCGGGCTTCCGGACTTCCTTGGCGGCGCGTTCCGCGCTGCCTTTTTATCTCCTTGCTGCTTTGAGTTCCTCGCTCATTTTTTCGATGAGCTCGTAGAGGTCTTTGGCCTGAAATTGTTGTTTCAGGCTTTGCAGCATGGTGATGCGGTCGGCCATGGATCGTTCTTTTTTCATGGTTTTTTGGATTTCAATCCGTCTTTGAATCCTTCTGCATATGCTTCGTCGTTTAGGTTTGTGAGAGCTACGGCCATTTCTGCGCATAGCTCTGGTTCTCCTAACGACCATTCCATTGCCAATTCGATCAATTCTTTGGTTTTCATTCTTCCTCCTGGATCACCATTGCCAGTCCTTCTAGGTGCTGGTTTTGTTCGAGTGCATCCTCGATTGCGTCGAACTGGTTTTCGTATCCGGCTGCGGCCTGTATTTCTTCGCCGTCAATCCAGATTTCGTACTTCCATTGGCCGCTTTTTGTCTTTAGGATGAATGCTTGATTGCCGATTTTTTCGCTGTTCATGGCAATTCCATTTCTTGTTGATCTGGTGGGTCTATGTTTTCGTTTCCCACTAGTAGGCGTTCTCCTGGGTGGAATATCGGCACCGCTTTTAGTGGTGTTTTTTCGTCGATATCCGTGTTTTGTTCGCTTTCGATTGCGATGATGTCTGCTCGAAATACTGCGAATCTTTCTCCTCGTTTTCCTTGCCATGCAACGCGGGAGTTCACGACGTAGACGTTTGCGCCCCCGCTTTTTATGATCTGGATGAATGCTCGTTTTTGTAGTTCTTTGATTGCGATGTTCACCGTCGCTCTTGAACATCCCAGGCCGTTTGCTATGGCCTGTTGGCTTGCCATTAGGGCGTTACTTCCGTTCATGTTTGAAACGATGTACATCAGCGTTCCCATTGCGGGTGGTGATGCCATTGCGAGGTGCTGTAGTTCTCGCGTCGCTTTTTTTTCGAATTGCAACCATCCGTAGTTTGCTGGTTGCTGTTCACTGGTTTGGATTCGTGCGGTTACCATGTGTTTTTCCCTTTACTTTGGTGTTCGTATGGTAATACATCAAAGTAAGTTGTGCAATACAAGCGTGTCGGCACGTTTGTTGCAGTGGTGTAAGCCACACAATACAAGCTTGTATGATTTGGCTTACATCTGAAAACGGCTGAAACCCGCATGGATAAAGGGTTTCAGGCTGTTTTGGTGTTTTCACCTCTATATGTTCATTAAGGGGTGTCTTTGGTTCACTTCTGAAAATACCCATTTTCAGAACCTTTCAGGCGTCTCACCCTTTTGGGGGAGGCGTGGACAACCTGCCTGCCCACACCTCGAGGGTGTGGACAGCCCTTCGGGTTCGCAGGTTCCCCACCCCCGGCCCTGTCGCCCTTCCGTGGACAACCCTCCGGGTTGACCACCTCCGGTTGCCGCTTGCAGCCCGGTTTTTTGACTTCCTTTTTGAAAACAGGGCGTTTTGGTGCAAGTCCGTTTCTGATCGCCGTAGGCGATGTGGCGAAGCCTAGACTTTGCTTGCGTGGCGCGAGCTGCCAGAAGCCCGTAGGGCGCCACTGGCGGGGGCTTTGTTCGCCCCCCTATGGGGGGCTATTTACTCCCCTTTGAACCTACAGGGATTTTTCCTGTTTTGGTTTTTTTCGGCTTTTGGCCTTTCATGAAAAAGCCCCCATTGCGGGGGCTTTTTACTCTGTTTATCAGGTGTTTTTTATCCTGTGTTTTTGCCTTGTATCGGTGTTGATTGGTGCAGCAGTTCGGTTGTGGTTTGCTCCTGGTGGGAGCTTCCAAAGTAGAACGACAGCACCAGAATCACCGCATCGCGTAGCGTGGTTAGTAGGTCCTGAATTGTTGGGTCTTGGGCGACTGTGGCGCCCAAGATTTTCAGGACTGTTACGACTGCAAATCCGCCAATGACCACTGTTGCCAGCACGGCTGGCAAACGTGATCTTGTGGTCGTTTCCATGTCTCTTGCGGACTTGCGGTCGTCGTAGGTCAGTTGCTCTTTTTTGAGTTGGTTTTCTCCACACCATTTTTTGAAATCAAGTTCTGCGAGCTTGATTGCTGTTGCTTGCTCTGGTGTGATTTTTTCGGGGTTCAGAGCGTCTGTGACCGCGGTCACTGTTTTTTCTGGAATCCCGAGCTTTTCGGCGATGAATGTTGCCGCTATCCCTGCGAAGGGTCCAGCGATCGCTGTGCCCAGCAGGGGCGCGAGGGTTTTTAGGAAGTCGTTCATGCTGTGGCGCTCCGTTCGTTTACGACAGGTGTCGTGAACATGTTCATTTCTGCGTGCCGGCGTTTTATGAGTCCTGGCATTTCTTTTCCTGCTGCCCATGTCCAGCGCAGGAACTGCGTTGGATCTGGTCTGCCTTCGTTGATTCTTCGCAGTAGCGTCGAGCCTTTTAGGTTGCCGATTCCCACGTTGTAGGCAAACGCCGTCAGTGCGTCGAGTTGGTTTTGGTTTACCGCTACGTGTAGCGCGTCCTGGACGTTGTGTTGCAACTCTTCCAGGTCAGCCAGTAACCATTCTTCGGCTTCTGCCTGCGTGCATGTGTCGCCCAGGCGGAATGTTCCTGTTGTTCCGTAGCCGATGGTTATCGGCTCCATTCCGGTTCCGGGGTCTGGGTAGGCTGTCAGGCTGCATCCTTCGTAATGCTTCACCAGGTCAATTAAGGTCTTGTTCATTTTTCAAGCCTCCTCGTTGTACGTGGTTTGCATTTCGAACCTGGACCGGCCGTATGGCCACCGGGCCAGTTTGTACGTTTGCGCTTGGCAGCTGGCGATCCAGTTCCCCCAGTCGA